ATGAACGGAAAAACACTTACACCGGAACAATGCTCCAAACTATCAATTTATATCCTTATGACGACCAAAACCCGCGAGGGTGAGGCAGAAACATGGGAAAAGCTCGCAGAGGAAAAGAACGAGGACGGCTCCGCGAAATACATTCACGCCGCCGGTAATGCACAATTTTGGAGAGAACTCAACGCAGAACTCAAAGAGATTATGCGGATTTTGGAGGCATGAGCATGAATGTTTTTCAGAGTATCACAGAAAGCCCGGCGGCTCTTGCGGCGCTCCTCCGTACAATTCCGGCGATTGAAACGCCATGGGACGACGCTTTTCACCGGCTCTGCTGTGCCTCGTGCAAAGCGGACAACTGCGACGACTGCCGCCGCCCGGAGCGGGATAACCCGCTTTGGTGGCTCGGCCTCCCGGCGGAGGAGGTAGAAAAATGAGCAATCTTGAGAAATGGCTTATTTCCATAGAGCTGGAAAAGGTTATCAAGGATATTCAAAAGAGAGCTTGTCCGGAATGTCCGGCGGAGGAATATTGCAAAAGCTCTCCGCTGAACTCCTGCACGGAAGTCCTCAAGGCGTGGGCAAAAGAGGAGGCGGCATAAATGGATATGGATTTAGAACAAAAGGCCATTATGCGGCTCCGTGAGGCGGCAGACACATCCGAACGCTTTTACAAAGCTCCTCTCATTGTGACTACCTCCGGCGGAAAAGATAGCTCCGTTTGCGTGGCACTTGCAGAAAAGGCCGGTATTGAGTTCGAGGTTATGCACAATCACACGACCGTAGACGCGCCGGAGACGGTCTATTTTGTCCGTCGAGAGTTTAAGCGGCTCGAGGAAAAAGGCATAAAATGCACGGTCAACTATCCGCACTACAAGGGCGAGCGGGTGACTATGTGGAGTCTCATTCCACAAAAGCTTATGCCTCCGACGCGGCTCGTCCGCTACTGTTGCTCCATCCTCAAGGAGCGCGGCGGTCAAGGCCGCTACATAACGACAGGCGTTAGGTGGGCGGAGAGCACCAAGCGCAAGAACAATCGCGGCATTTACGAGACTATGCCATCAGACCCGCGAAAGAAAATCGTCCTCAACAATGACAACGACGACAGGCGGCGGCTCTTTGAAACGTGCATGAGACAGCACAAAGCCGTATGCAATCCTATCATTGATTGGACGGACGCGGACGTATGGGACTATATCGAGTCCGAAAAAATCCCGGTCAATCCGCTTTACGAGTGCGGATTTTCCCGCGTCGGGTGCGTCGGGTGTCCTATGGCGGGAACTCAAGGCAGACAAAAGGAGTTTAGGCGCTATCCGAAATACCAAGACGCATATATCCGCGCTTTCGACAAGATGCTCGAGGAGAGGAAACGCCGAGGGAAAATGCAAGGCACATGGAGAGACGGTACGACAGGCCGCGACATTTTTCATTGGTGGATGGAGGACGGGGTACTCCCCGGTCAAATGGAGTTCGACGACCTCTTATTAGAGGAGGCCGAGGAATGGTAGGCGCTGATTTTACCCGCACTTGTGAGGGGTGCGAACACGTCGTAGCGGAGCCGCTGACAAAAGGAAACCTCTCATATCGGTGCTTTGCTCCCGGCAGATGCAAAGGCTATACAGTCGGTCTAAAGCGGTTTAATCCGTTCATTCCGGCATGGTGTCCGAAATTAGAAAGGAGCGACAAGGATGAATAAAGCGGCATTATTAAAGAAAATCCGCACACTTGCCGAGCGTGGAGTCGGCGGAGAGGCGGAAAACGCCGAAAAGCTGCTTGCTCACATGATGGAGAAGTACGACATTTCAGAGGACGAGCTCGACGCGGATATACGCGAGCGAAACGATTTCGAGTACCACGGCAAGGAGCAAAAGAAAATACTCCGGCAAGTAGTCTATAAGGTTACAGGCGGCAACGCCTATGAGCTTTACTATACAGCGACAGGGCGCAAGGTCAAAACTCAACTCGGCACGGACTGCACTCCCGCCGAAAAGGTGGAAATCGAGTATCTTTTCGACTTCTACAAAAGGCTTTGGGAGAAAGAAAAGGAGGCATTTCTCGCCGCCTATATCCAAAAGCACCGCATTTTTGCAATTCGCACCGACATAGAGCCGCAGGAAATAAGCCCAGAGGAGGCGCTTAAAATGGGGGCGCTTATGGAGGGTATGAGCGACGAAAGTCCGCTCCGAGCAATCGAGGCTTGATAGAGGAAGTTCGGCAAATGTCTATTAGTGATTTTACAAATAGGAGGCTTAAAAATGGGTGAAACGAGTTCAAGAGTGCGGCTTATGGGAAATTTGCAAGCCGCCGTCGCGGAGGCAGTCTCCGGCACAATGGAGGAGCGCGGGCGTGGTTTTGCATCCAACCGCGAGGCATGGGCGGCGCTGAAAGAGAGTATCGAGCGCACAAAGCAGATGCACACGGACATTGAGAAAGTCCATAAAGAAATGTGGAGCGCGGTCAAGGACAGAAACGAGGGCGCTTTTAGTGCTCTCGCGCAGGAGTTCGAGCGAGGCTCTCGTATTCTTGCCGAGGAGTGGGCGCAAACGTCCGCACTCGCAAAAATAGCCGTTATCAGCGAGTCAGACGATTAAGGAGGTACACCGATGAACGACCATACAAAGCGAGACGAATTGCTTTCCTCTGGCGTTGCGCCGATTCAGCGCGTAACAGGTCGCCTTATATGCGACCCTCTGACGATGGACAAGCCGGAGGCTATCAGTTCCGAAATAAAGAAAAAGGCGCGGGAGGCTCTAATCGAGGAATTGGAGGCACGAGGCGCGATTTCCTATTCTTTTGAAGTGCGCGAGGGCGTTTTGTATGCCAGTATGCTGGCGGCATTGCCTACAAAATCAAGCGAGGAGGCTACATAAATGAAAAAGTATTATTCTAAGACGCTCGGCGTTGAGGCGTTCGCTCTCGATGTGGCACAGCTCGATATTTTGAAAAAGGCTGGTTACGCTGTGCCGAGCCCGGAGGCAGTTATCGCAGACCCGGCGGTTAGGATTGAACCGCCGGAGGATGCACGGGCATATATCGTCTTTAATTTCAAATCCGGTGCTTTTACAGTCCGCACGAGGACGCAAACGCTCGCCGGTAGCGAGGTCGGCGCTTTCGTTGGTGAAGTCGTATCGGCGGCGGTTTTGTGTAGCCTCGTCGAGCGAGCAGACCCGGACAGGCCGAAAAAAGAGGCTCCGGCGGCATCGGCGACAGTCTCTCCCATCGTGAATATGCTTCGGGATGCTTTCATCCGGGCGGCGAACAACAAGGAGGCTCCGGCGGCTGATAAGCCAATGGAGGAGACAGACGCGCCGGAGGTAGTCGAATGAAGCGCAGACAGCAACCGCCGCCGGGATACCGCCCGCGCTTTCCCGGTACGATGAAATTATACCTCGTCCGACACAAGCGATACGGGGAAGTTACCGAAAACGGCGTGAACAAGCTCGAGGTCATTACCGCCGCCGCCCGAAAGTGGGGTGTTCGGTGGACAGAAATCGCCCGAGAGTGTGAGTGTATCGTACTCGCAGAAGATACGCCAGAGCACAGAATACAATAATAAGGCAGAAACAGAGGCTTATATCACTTCTGCAACATAATTAAACGGAGGAAAAGACTATGCAACTCATTACCACAAGAAACAAGGAAATTTCTATCCCGGAACTCAAAGAGGCAATTTCAAGCGGAAACGGCCTCGAGGTCATTCGCCCGTTTGACAAGCTCGCTATCGAGCTCAAGAACGGCGAGCGCGTTAATGCTGTATGCGGCGGCTACATCAATGAGAAATGTGTCCGGTTCGTCCTCGAGGACTGCCTCGCGGAAAGGTGGCGTATGAATGACACTTCGACCAACAAGGGCGGATACCTCAAAAGTGAGGGGCGGCGGCACGTTCTCGAGGACATTCTCCCTCTTTTCCCGGACGAGCTCGCGGAGGCGTTCGCACCTCGATTTATGTCCGAGGAAATCGACGGAGAGCGCCACGAGTACGCTGACACTCTGTGGCTCCCCTCTGCGACCGACGTTTTCGGCGCTGGAGAGTGGTGGAACGAGGAGCCGGACAGCGTTCAGCTTGAGATTTTCAAGCGCGAGCGTGACCGCGTAAAAGAGCATATAGGTGATGGAACGTGGTTTTGGTGGTTCCGTTCCCCGCGTGCGAGCGACTCCTACCGTTTCGTGCTTGTGCACACCGACGGCACGGTCAGCAGCGGCTATGCCACCTACTCGAGTGGCTTTGCGCCCGGCTTTGACCTGTAAAATTCGGAATTAAAAAGCTCCCCGGCTCAATGCCGGGGAGCAAGACACAAGGAGGCTCATACCATGAAAAAAATATCGGAAATGACTCCCGGCGAGGCTCTCACGGAGCAGACTCTCACGATATTCAAGCGCAGACTTGAGCAAGCGAGAAAGAAGTCCGTCGAAAGTGCCGCCGCCACAAAAGCGGTATTCGATGCTCTCGAGGATATGTGTATCGACCAGGACGAAATCCCGTCGTCGGCGGAAAACGCCGAAAATCTCGAGGAGGCTATTTCTTGTTTCATCGACTACGGCGAATATTCCGTATCCGGCATTATGCGGGAAGTTCGCGCGGCCTATAAGGAGGCAGAGCTTTGATTTGGGAAACATCGTGGAAAGCAGACCCGCGAGCCCGCGAGATAGCGGACAGGCACTATAACAGGCAAAAGCCCGGAACTCCGCAATTCGTACCGCCCGGACGGGCTCTCGTCCTCTATGCGGAGACTGAAACGGGGCGCGCGTTTTGGATTACCTCATATCCGTATGCACAATACGTCCGCCACGCATGGGCAGGAGCGTGGGTATGCTCGGCTTTCAGAAATGAGGGCGCGGGCGTAGCCTCGGAAATGATACGGGAGGCGGTAGCCGCCACAAGAGCACATTTTGGGGAGCCTCCGGCACTCGGAATGATTACCTTTATTGACCGAAAGAAAGTAAAGCCGACCATGATACACGGCGTTAAAACGTGGGGCTATACATATAAGCTCGCGGGTTTTCGGGAAGTGGGCGAAACAAAGGGCGGCTTGCTCGCTCTGCAATTACTCCCCGAGGATATGCCGGAGCCGGAGACCGCAAAGGAGGGCGAAAAATGAAAAAATGTAAAGAGTGCGAATACGCCAAGACGTACAATGTGCCGAGGAACGGAAACGGCGGGAGCTGGCGCTCCGGGCATTTCTCTCAAAAAGGCTATGTGTGTAGCCACAAGGACGGAGAGAGTAAGCTCCCGATTATCTTCTACGGCGAAACGGCTCCCCGGAAATGCCCACTACGGAACGGAGGACAGAAATGAGACGCAAAAAGAAAAACCGCCTTGCGGCGGCGGAGTTCTTCGCCGTGCTTATCGTGACGGCGCTCATTTTCGCAAAGAGCAGAGATTACGCCCTTGCATGGCGCGGCTACGAGGCTGTCGGCGGTGAGTTTATGCTCTTGCTATTACCTATTATATATTACACGGCAAAGAGGATTATTACGGATATAGTGATAGATTTCGTAAATCTCTACTATAAAGAGCCGGAGGACTGAAAATGCAGGACGCGAAAAAGAGAAACCGCCGACGCTTTGCAGAACGTCGGCGGGGACTCGTCCCGGAAAAGACGAGCGATTACTCATACCTCTATCATTATAACACGCTCCGGGGCGGTATGCAAGAACAAAAAATTGAGCGCACAGCGCGTTTTTTCGGGCTCGTATGGAATATTAACAAACCGACCATAGAGACGCTATCGGCGGAGGGTGTCAGAGCATGAGAACGATTTACAGAGAGAAGCGCTATTATTGCGGTGAATATCTCGATGTGTTTATCTATCCGACCTATTCACAGGCTCGGAGCAGAGGCAAGCGGAGCAAGCCGACCAGCAAGGCACAAGCAAAGCTCAACCAGCGGCACAGAGAGGAGAAGCTCGTCCGCCTCCTCCACGCAAACTTTACACCTGACGATTATGAAATCCATTTGACATATCAATACCAGCCGGAGAGCCCGGAGGAGGCACAACGTCTTTTGCGGAACTTTATTCGCCGAGTTCAGAGAGCACGGAAGAAACAGGGGCTCCCGCCGCTCAAGTACATAGCCGTAACGGAAAAGGGCTCGAGGAAAGGGCGCTATCATCACCATGTTACACTTTCCGGCGGATTGGACAGAGACGAGCTCGAAAGCCTTTGGGGGCTCGGCTATGCGAACTCCCGCCGCTTGCAGTTCACGGAGAGCGGCCTCGCCGGGCTCGGTCATTACATCGTCAAGAGTCCGCTTTACACCCGCGCATGGAACGCCTCGAAAAACCTCATTGACCCGGAGCCGAAAACACGGGACGGGCGTATCTCCGGCAGACGTGCGGAGGAGCTTGCCAGAGACACGACCAATAACGCCGAGTATGAAAAGCTCTATCCGGGCTATATCCTTGCCGACGCTGGCGCATGGCACAACGACGTAAACGGAGGAAAGTATATCGTCGCCCGCTTCTACCGGCGGGACGGTGTATTTATAAAACCGAAACGGAGGAAACGAAAATGAACGTAAACGAGTTTGCAAAAGACGTACACGAAAACGCGGTTGCACATGGATGGTGGGACACGGCTCGGAGCTTTCCCGAGGTCGCCGCGCTCATTCATTCGGAAGTATCGGAGGCTCTCGAGGAATGGCGAGACGGAAACCCGGCTATCTATGGATGCTGCGGCATCCCGGGCGCTGTCTGTGAGTTTGAGGGCGCTTGCGACAAGGGCGAGAAAACCGGGACTTGTAAGCCGGAGGGTGTAGCCGTCGAACTCTGCGACGCGGTTATCCGTATTTTTGATTACCTCGCCTATTTGGGCGTGGATGTTGAGGCCGTTCTCACGGCAAAGCTCGAGTACAACAAAGGGCGCGAGTATCGCCACGGAGGGAAACGCGCCTAAACCACGATTACGCACGAGGAGGGCGAGCTATGATTAACTATTTCGAGGCGGCGGAGAAAACACTCCGCGCTCGTGGCTTGCTTGAGGTGGCTTTAGGAAACCTCGAGCGGAAAAAGGAGCGTATTTTACGATATGGCGCTCCGTCGGAGTATCCGTCGGCGGATATGTCTAAACCGTACACAGGTGCGAAAACAGTAAACGACGCGCTCGCGGACTGTCTCGAGCTTACCGAGGTTATGCGAGAGATTCAAGTTACACGGGATAAGGTCGAGGAGATAGACGCAGTTCTCGCACAGATGGAGGAGGGCGACGCTCGCATCCTCCGGCTTTGGTACATTGAGCGCAAGAGCAAGGATAAAATCGCGGAGGCCGTATGTTATGCCTCGCCTACGTCAATATACGACCAGCGTAATAAAGCCCTTGTGCGCTTTGCTCTCCTCTACTTCGGCGCGGGCGCTATGCCGTCCATGTAAGGCGCTTTCTCGCTTATTCTCATGTTTTGAAAAAAAGGTGTATGGAAACTTGTTTTTCCTCTGTGCTATCATTGAGGCGTAAAGAGAGGTCGAGGGAAACCTCGCCGCCGTGCGCCCCGCGCTTTATGCGCGAGGCGTTCTCTTTATCCACACGGAGGCAAAGAGCATGAGAGAGTTTGCAAAAGCGTTTTACGAGTCTCCGGCATGGAGACGCACACGAGCATATATTCTCAAACGAGACACGGGGCTATGCGTCCACTGTGGCGAGCCCGGTGTTATCGTGCATCACAAGATAGAACTCACGCCGAGGAACATCGACGACCCGGCAATCGCGCTCGGTGAGGATAATCTCGAGACAGTTTGCCGGACGTGTCACGCATTGATACACGAGGGAACTCCGCCGCTTGCCGACGGGCTCGCTTTTGATGCTGACGGAAATATTATCACAGCGCCACACACCCCCCCGGGGTGCGCCGAAATAAACACCCGGTAAGTAACCGCGCCTCAATCCTCGAAAGAACCGACCCGGGCGCGCACATGAGGGGGGGTAAAGCCGGGGCGGAGGGAGGTTTATACATTATATGGCGGCAAATAAAAAAAGCTATGATGAGCTCTCGATTTCTGAAAAAATCGAGGCAAAAAAGAAAAAAATTCGGCGACTTTTCAAAGAAATGCCTCCCGAAAAGCGGCAATTTGCCGACGGGCTTATCAACCAATTCGCCGTGACCTCCGTCACGCTGGAACGTCTCGCCGACGAAATCAACAACGGCGACTTGATAGAGGATTTCGTACAGGGGGCGCAAAAGCTCCGGCGGGAGTCCCCGGCTCTCCGTGCCTACAACACGACGATTAAATCCTTTTCCGCTCTCACAAATCAACTCGTCGCGTTGCTCCCGGAGAAAGAAAAGAAATCGGCGGGTGACGAGCTTATGAGTTTTATCACAAAGCCCGCCGCCCGGTCGGGTAAGTAGTGAACTACGTCCGGGAGTATTGGGAGCGGATTTCCTCCGGCGAAATCGTCACGAGCCGACGGGTAAAGGCCGTGTATGGTCGCCTCGTGGCGGAAATGGACGCGGCGGACGAGAGCTCGCCGTATTACTTCGACGAGGCCGTCGGCGAAAGGCCGATTATCTTCGTCGAGAGATTTTGCAAGCAGTCTCAAGGAACGCTCGGCGAGTCTCTGACGCTCGAGCTTTTCCAAAAAGCATATATACAACTCCTTTTCGGGTGGCTCGAGAGGGCGACGGGATACCGGCGCTTTCGAGAGACACTCTTTCTTGTTGGCCGAAAAAACGGCAAGAGTACGCTCCTCGCGGCGCTGGCGCTCTATATGCTCGTCGCCGACTACGAGGGCGCGGCGGAGATTTATTCCGTAGCGACCAAGAAAGACCAAGCCAAAAAGACGCTCACAGAGGCCGTAAACATGGTGAAGCAGAGCCCCGAGCTCTCAGCCATCCTCAAAAAACGGCGCAACGACATTTATTTTCCGGCGACCGCCTCCAAGTTTGAGGCGCTGGCTTCGGACTCGAACACCCTCGACGGCCTCAATTCTCACGCCGTTATTATCGACGAGCTCCACGCGATACGCGACCGCAATCTCTATGAGGTTATGAAACAATCGACCTCGAGCCGCCGTCAGCCTCTCGTGATTATGATTACCACGTCCGGCACGGTGCGCGAGTCTGTTTTTGACAACCTTTACGGCTACGCTTGTGAGGTCGCCGACGGGCAGACTCCCGACGAGCGTTTTCTCCCTGTCCTCTACGAACTGGACAAGCGCGAGGAGTGGACAGACCAGGCGGCATGGATAAAGGCAAACCCCGGCCTCGGGACGATAAAGCAATATACCACACTCGCCGATTTCGTGGAGCGAGCAAAGAAAAATTCGGAGGACTTGCCCGGCGTTCTCTGCAAGGACTTCAACGTCAAGGCGACCGGCGCGGCCTCGTGGCTCTCCTATGAGGACGCAGTAAACGAGGCCACATTCAAGCCCGAGGAGGTCTATAACACCTACGCTATCGGCGGGTGCGACCTCTCCGCGACGACCGACCTAACGTGCGCGACACTGATTATCCGGCGCTCGGCAGACGACGAGACCGTCTATGTCTTTCAACACTATTTTCTACCTCAAAAGAAAATCGACCAACTCGACGAGCACAACACACAAGAAGCTCCGTACAAGATTTGGGCGGAGCGGGGGCTCGTCACGATATGCGAGGGAACTCGCGTCGATTATTCGGCGGTTACGGCGTGGTATTGCCAAATGCGCGACGAGCTCAAGATAGACGCTTTCAAAATCGGGTACGACCGCGCTCTCGCCGGTTATTGGGTAGACGAAATGAAAGCAAACGGCTTTGATATGTGCGCCGTCGCACAGGGGCCTTTTACATGGTCGCAACCTATGCGAGAGCTCGGCGCGGCGCTCGCCGATAAAAAAGTCAATTACAACAAAAATCCCGTTTTGCTTTGGTGCCTCACGAATACAGGCATAAAGAAAAGCGGGATAAACAATATCCAGCCCGTGAAAATCTCCGAAAAACGCCGTATTGACGGTATGGTATCCCTACTCAATGCGTGGGTTATCTATGTGCGAGATTATGACGACTATATGTATTTAGTGGGGTGAAGAAATGGCAAAAAGAGGACTCTTTCAATCTATTTTCGGAGGCAAGAGCGAGAAAAATAAAGATTTCCACGCATACAGGCTCTTGAGCTCGTGGGAGTCTACTTTCGTACCGTATTCCGGCAATATGTGGGACATTAACACGGTACGCTCTGCCGTGGATGCTTTCGCCCGCCGCGCCTCGACTGCACAGCCTCGCCACGTTCGCCAGTCGGCAGAGACGACGGTCGCGGTAAACGACTATATCGACCGCATTTTGCAATTTCGGCCTAATCCATACATGACGGCGGCTGACTTTTATTACAAGCTCGCCGCGCAATACAAGGTATACAACAACGCAATAGCGTACCCGGTATTTGATGAAACAGGCCGCTTGACGGCGGTCTACCCCATCAACGCACAGTATTTCGAACTCCTCGAATACATGGGTACGCTTTATTGCCGCTTTACCTTTGCGACCGGGGCAACGTACATTTGCGAGTATTCCCGGATTATCCATGTCCGGCGGCATTTCCTCGAACACGACATTTTCGGCGACGGCAACAAGCCTCTCGATACCGCGCTCAAGACGGCGAACACGCTCAATCAGAGCATGAGCAAGTTTGCCGAGCTCGTTGCGGTTATCCGTGGCATTCTGAAAGTCTCGAACGCCGTCAAAACGGAGGACTTAAACCGCCGCCGCGACGACTTTATCCGGGACAATCTCCGCATGGAGAACAACGGAGCGGGCGTTATCGTCACAGACGCGAAATACGACTATACGCCTATCACGGACAAGACGACTCCCATCCCAGCGACACAACTCGCATACGTCAAAGAGGAGATTTACGACTATCTCGGCGTGTCGAAAGAAATCGTCGAGAATACCGCGACTCCGCAACAGGAACAGGCTTTTTATAGCGGCGAAATCGCCCCGTTTTTCCGCCGCCTCTCGCAAGCGTTCTCGAACGTGCTCTTTACCGAGCGGGAGTTCGGGTATGGAAATCGTATCGTCTTTTCTGCGAACTCCGTCCAGTTTGCGACGTTGCCGGAAAAGGTGACGGCGGCTAAGTTTTTGACGGAAATCGGCGCGGCGACGCTCGACCAAATCTTGACTATGTTCGATATGCCGACTATCGGCGGCGAGGAGGGCGCACGCCGCGTCCAAACGCTGAACATGGTAAACGCAAAGCTCGCAGACAAATACCAGACCGGCGGAAATACGCCGCCGGACGACACTACGCCGCCCGGGGAGCCAACCGGCGGGAAAGAGGAGGGTTAGGCTATGGCTATCAAACAGGGGCGCGAGTATCGCGCTTTGCAGGACTTTAGCCTCGTTCCGAGGGACGAGGGCTCGAAAGAATACCGGGTACGCGGTACGGCTATCGTATTCAATTCGCCTACGGTGCTATGGGAGTGCGACGGCGTGGAATACAAGGAAATTATCGACCGTCACGCTTTCGACGAGTGCGATATGTCCGACGTGATTTTCAACTACAACCACGGCGGAAAGGTCGTCGCCCGCCTACGAAACAAAACGCTCGCGCTCAACATCGACGAGCGCGGCGTAAACATCGACGCAGACCTCGGCGGAACGACTGCCGGGCGCGAGCTTTACGAGGAAATCGACGGCGGGTACGTCGATAAAATGTCCTTTTCTTTCACGGTACGCGAGGCATCCTATGACTCCGTTACCCATACCCGCACTATCACAAAGGTCAAAAAGCTATACGACGTGTCGGCG